TGGCGATGGCGACGGCAGTGGCGATGGCGACGGTGACGGTGATGGTGACGGTGACGGCGATGGCGATGGCGACGGTGATGGTGACGGTGACGGCAGTGGCGATGGCGACGGCAATGGCGATGGCAATGGCAATGGTGACGGAAACGGCAATGGCGACGGAAATGGCAATGGCGACGGAAATGGCAATGGCAATGGTTTTGGACTTGGCGCTTTAACAGGATTATTAGCTCTTGGCAGAAGCTCTACACCGCTAGCTGACGAGATATACAATACAGAATTTAAAATGGATTACTTGAAACCAGAACTACTAGGTCTGCTTGATCTGAGCAGAGGACGCAGAAGCACAGGAAGGAATACATAATGGCAGGTTTACTTGATTTTCTAACAGGCAACACTGCAGCTAGGATTGCCGCAGGTGCAGGTGCTCTGTACGGCGCTGAAAAAGGCATTGAAAATGTCCGTGGCTTTGGTGAGCAAGCAATGCAGCGTGCTGAACAGGCTGCTGCTGACGTTGCAGGACAGACGCAGTTCAAGCCCTTCACTGTAACGTCAGGCATTGGCGGCGCTACAACAACGCCTACTGGCAGTCTTACGACAACACTGTCACCTGAGCAGCAGGCTCTACAGCAGCAGCTACAGGGCTTTGGCACACAAGCGTTTGGTATTCTTGGTAGTCCAGAAGAGCGCGCACAAGAGCAAGCTAAAGTTGTTGGTATGTTGACAGGCGCAGGTGGTGGTCTACAGCAGCGCGAAGCTGACATCATGCAGCGTCTACAGGCTGCTGTGTCGCCTGAGCAAGAGCGTGCTCGTATGGCGCTAGAAGAGCGTCTGCTAGGACAAGGTAGGCTCGGTGTTACCACTAACCAGTACGGCGGCACGCCAGAGCAGCTAGCGCTAGAGAAGGCTATTGCAGAGCAGCAATCAGGCTTGGGTGTTAGCGCTATAGAGCAGGCTCGTGCTGAACAGCAGCAGCAGGCTTCACAGACGCTAGCAGGCTTGCAAGAGACTAGAGCTAGGTTGGGCTTGTTAGGCGACTTAGGTCTGCAGAGTATTGGCGCGTCTTATCTGCCACAAGAGCAGCTACTACGTACACTACAGCCTGCTCTTGACGTTGCTAATCTTACAAACTTAGGACAGCGTCAAGGCGCTCAACTTGGTTCGTCATTGCTGCAGTCAGGTTTAACAGGTCAGCTTGGTGCTGAGACAGCTGCAACTAACTTAGAGCAGAGCCGCATACAAGCAATTACTAACTTGTTAGCAGGTCAAATTGGCGCTGACGGACAAGTTACTCAGACTGGTTTGCTGCAAGGCATTCTCAAAGGCATACTAGGTTAGGAGAAGAACATGGCAGGCGAAACTATTAATATTAACTCATTGTTTGCTGACATCTTGCCAGACCCTGCTGCTGAGATGCGTCAACAGCAGTCTGACTTGCTTAGCGTGTTAGACACTGTAGGCGGCGTTGCAGCTCTAAACGCACCACAGCAGGCTCAACAGCTGCGTTATGCTGCAGGTGGCTTGTTTGGTGTTGATACGCGCACACAGTCTGAGAAGCTACGTGAGCAATTAGGCTCTGCTATGCAGGACACAAGTCCAACAGGGATGATTAAACTTGCTAACTTAATACAGCAGAGTAACCCTGAGAAGGCTCTTGAGTTGCGTACAGCTGCAGCACAGCAAGAAAGGCAGCAACAAGTGGCTAAGCTAGAATCAGAAAGACGACAAGACTTTAGAGACACTGTTGCTCGACGGGCTGCCAACTCTCCTAGGTTCAGACAAGACGCTGTAGCCATTTCAGAAGGCACGCTACCGCAAGCAGAAATAGAGCGTATCTACCAAGAGTTGACCAAAGAAGAAGAAATACAAGACTTAGAACCGATACAGCTTATACTGCCTGACGGCACTCAACAGACGGCGTTGTACGACGAGCAAGGCAACTTCTTTGACGTAACTAACCCAACTAAGAAGTTAGACCTAGAACAAGGCACGCAAGTGATACGCAGCAGTCAAGTAGGAGGTGCTACAGACTATGCTAACCCACAAGAGATTTCTCTAAAGCAGTCACAGATAGACACTGCTCAGTTTACTACTGGTGTTAACAATGTCCTTAAAGCGTTAGAAGAAGCGCCTGATGCAAACACTGCAGCTGCTAGGTTAGGGGGCGTGTTTAACAGCCTTGTACAAGAAGCAGAAGCTGTAATGAACCTAGGCAACGCAGGCGCAAGACAGGAGTTGTTTGAGAAGCTAGAGCTAGGAACTAAGTCAGCAGAAATGCAGAGCATGCTTATTGGTCTAGCCTATCAAGCAGCTAAAGCAGAAGGACAGAAAGGCAGAGACGTATCTAACGCTGACATAGAACGCTTTATGGTACAGCTTGGTGCAAACTCTTCAGACCCAGAAGTTCTTAAAAGAAACCTCACACGTCTGAAGAAGCAGGCACAAGATCGCTTTGCAACGCAATACTCGTTTGTGCGTAACGAGCCTTGGCAGGGTTCTTTTGAGCCTGAGGCGGCACAACCTGCTTCAGCAACTCCTGCACCCGCTGCAGGCAACCCTGACTTTTCTTTATAAGGTAGACATAACATGGCAGAAGCAACAAGAGTCCCAACTGCTGAAGAGATAAAAGCAGCGTTGGAGTCAGGACAGATAAAAGTAACAGACTTAGGTGAGCAGTCTAAAGCTGTCTACGATGCAATGCTTGCTGAAGGAACGACACCAGAGGTAACAGGTAGTAGCATCTTGCGTGACCCCTACCAAGCTGTTGCTGACGTCACTAGAGGCACTAGAGAAACTGTTGGTGGTTTCTTTGGCGGCGATGAGCAATATCAAACTAGCACTGGTCAGAACATCCCAGACCCTTACGGAGGCACTAGCCTACCTGAGCTTGCTATAGGCGGTCTTGAGACAGGTCTTAGCTTTGTCAGTGGCGTGCCTGCTATTGCTGCTGCTAGTATTGCAGGAGGCTACGAAGGCATTAAAGGCTACCTACAGAACAAAGGTTGGTATGACACTATGAAGGACGCTACAGAGTCCATTAATAGTGTTATGGGTGATATGATGTATCAGCCTAGAACTTCAGCAGGCAAAGACATCACTGCTGTTGCTAACTCGCCTTTTATGCTTATTGACGAAGGTACTACAGCAGCGCAGAACTTTGTACAGTCTATGATGGGCGGTAACGTCAACAGGACTGGTGCTGACCCTATGATTGTCACTCAGTTCCAGTTGGTCGCTGACGAGATACAAGGCTTTAGAGACAGAGGCGAGACTGTACCAGATCAATTGTTTGAGAAGGCTAACTCTTTAAGAGACTTGATTGGTCAACAAGGTGGACTAGGACAGGCGCGTGTAAACGACAAAGCCTTGTTTGCAGGCATCTCTACAAAGGCTTTACTAGACTTCTTGCCTGACCTAGCCGGAAAAGGCAGAGCAGCGGCAGTAAAGTCTCAGAAGGTGTCTGAGCTACGTAGAACAGCTAAAGAGCTTGGTGTTGATTTAAAAGGGCTTCCAGAAGATCAGCTACTAGCACTAGCTAACTCTGCTGACATCCTAACAGGTAGTCAGTCTGTTGTTGCTCAGCGCCTAGGAAGCCTTGCAGACAGGCTCAAGAGACAAGAAGAAATAACAAAGAACACTTCAGATCAGCTGTTTGAAGCTGCTCAGAGTTCTGAGGCTTACTACCCACAGCTGCAACTAAAGCTGCTAGATCAGTCTATGGCTGACTTGCTCTCTACAGAGCAGTTTGACCTTGCTAACTTGCGTGTTGCTAGAGGCAGGCTGCAGAAGTTTAACGAGATTGTTTCTGACACGGCTTTTGACTTAGTCGACAAAGACAACAACTTTATTAACGGCTATGTCCCTATCAACAAGCTACATAACTTTAGGCAGCTTCTTAACTCAGACATAACTAAGATGCGTCGCTCTACTGACTACGAAGCTAACTCTGAATACCAAGCCTTACTAGGCATGAAGAACCACGTTGACGAGTTCATTGACTCACAGTTCAACGCTGACTTGGTTGCAGGTAACGCAGAGGCAATAGGAAAGTGGAAGAAGGCTAATGACTGGTACAGAGACTACAAGCAGAAGTTTAGCGCCTCTGACGCTGTTCAGAAGATTGTCGATAAAGACCTAACACCAGAGCAAGTTAAGAACTTAATACTAGGCACTGGTGAAGTAGTAGGCAGAGCAGAAGCAGGCTCTATAGTTAAGAAGATGAACGGAATCTTTGGCAACGATTCTCCGCAGATGGAAGCGTTGCGCAAGGAAGTCATCTTTGGTGTTATTACACCTTTGCTAGACGACAACCCGAACATCCAAGGCTTTATTGATAGAGTTGATAACGTAAAGAGAAAAAGCCCTACATTGATTAACGAGCTGTTCCAAGGAGAAGCTCTACAAAACTTAGAAAACTTACAAAAGCTAGCTAGAGCGCAACTAAAAGTTGCTGAACGCGCAGGTATTGAAAAAGTCTCAAAAGCGCGTGCGCCAAGCCTTAGTAGACTAATAGCAATCAACGTAGCGCCCGGAAACCAACAACTTGCTAAAGGCGCGGCAGCTCAGGCGCTTATTAGGTCATGGTTTCAGCCGCTGACACAAAAGCTAAAACAAGCTGCAGGTCGTCCTGATGTAGAGCGGCAGATAATGAGTGAGTTCTACGGTGTTAACATGAACAGGCCGTTGATGGGGCTACAGAACTTCCCAACTATAGGAGCTACGCAGGCGACTAGAAGAGTACAAGAGGAAGCATCAGGCGGTGAAAGCCTTGAGAGAATACAAGGCATGGCACAGCGTATGAGGGACTTCAGTGCCGCTAGGCAGCAATAGGGACTGCAGCGGCGGGGGAGACATCAAAAGAGTAACACGAGTTACACAATCTGTCAACACAAAGGAGCATTATTATGCCAATGGTCGGTAATAAAAAGTACAGCTACACAGCAAAAGGCAAGGCAGCGGCTAAGAAGACTGCAGCGAAGAAAGGCACTAAGCCTAAGATGACTAAACGTAAGTAATAGAATCCTCTGTGCTACCTTAGGATCGTCCCTGCGGACGTACACAAAAAAGCCCTGTAGAGATTGGGATGCTCTACAGGGCTTTTTACCTTCTACAGTGTGTTAGATGCTGTATTTTAACTCTGCCGACTTGCGCGCACAAGCAGCGTCAAACAGATTGTCGTAGCTTCCTAAGTAGTGTCTTTTCTTTCTTATGTTTATCTTTGCTTCGTAGTTCTTCTTAGCAGCCCTCCAACGAACACCTGTCACTCCTGTTTTGTTGTCTTTACGCAGACCAGTGTTGTGTTGGTTTTGTGAGGCAGTAACACACCGCAAATTAGCTAGTCTGTTATCGCTTCTGTTCCTGTTTATATGGTCTATCTGTTCTTCAGGAAAGCAGCCATAAACATAACACCATATAATCCTATGAGCGCTATAGGCTACTCCTTTTATGCTGACTTGTACGTAGCCTTTTGTGTTGACACGTCCCGCCACCTTCCCAATCTTTGTTGAGTTTGCTCTTTTCTGCTTGTTTGTCAACAGCCCTGTTAGAGGGTCGTAGTAAAAAAGAGACTTTAGATGCTCTTGAGTTAGTTTGCTTTCGTTAGCTCTTCCTTTGTTTATCAAGTTCATATTCCACACACTCCTGAGGCGCACACAGTCTCGCTGTTTTCTTCGTAGACTACGCCTTTGTGCTTCACAGCCTCTTTGTAGCTGCACATTGTTAATGGTTGTCCGCCACGCGCAGAGTCGGGGTAGCAAGTGAAGCCTCGCAGACGCGGTGCATACTTAGCCAAGATAGTAGCGAACTCAATAACACGGTCTTCGTTGTTCAACTCACTACCCCACGGTGGCAGGTTGATCGTTGAAGAGATTGACATGTCTACGTAGTCTTGTACGTCAGCTTGGAACTTCAGGCGACGCTCAAAGTCATTCACCATAGACGACGATGTCTGTATCTTATCAGGATCAAGTCCGTGTGTCTTAATCAAGTCCTCTGCAGTCGCGTCAACAACGTATTCGTACTTCCACTTGTCACCGCCGACTAAGTAGCGACGCTTGTAAGCTACAGCGTACAGAGGCTCAATACCCGTTGTAGTACCCGCTAGGATGCCTATAGTGCCTGTAGGAGCGATTGCACGATAGGCTACAGGGCGTGATATGCCACGAGCGTCACAGAGGGCGTTAGCGGCCTTCTCAGACTCGTCACGATACACTTCCAACCAACGATGCAGCTCTTCTGTCACTTCGTAGTCACTGCCACGCTTCAGCAGGAACTCGTGCATACCCATCAAGCCCAAGCCAAGACGCCTGTTCTTGTTTCTGACAGCGTACACTTTCTTTGTGGGTAGCTCTGCAGTGAGTGTCCCTGCGACGAGGAACATTGAGGCAGCTCGAACGATCGTCCTGAACTCATCGATGTCATCAATAGCACCAATGTTAATACTACCAAGATTACAAACGTCACTGTCGTCAGCACTGGTGACTTCTGTACAGGCATTCCTAAGAGTTTCATTCTCTTTATCTCCAAAGTTAAAGCTAAAACCGGGCTCTCCAGTCATCAGAGCCTGTCTGCAGTTCTCTACAAACGTTTCAGGCAAGAAGCCGTTCTCGATAGCGTCTAAGAACTTGTCGTCGTAGTTAAGGCTAATGTTGGTCATGTCCAACGGTGCAGGGAAGTTGAAGTTGTTCTGCTTAGCATCAAACACTGTAACGCCGTCAGAGATGGGTAGAGAGTGCCAGTCCTTTGCTGTCAGGAAGGCTTTAGCGTCACCGTGCTGCCAGTTGAGTGAGGCGTAGATAGCGCTGCGACGACTACCGCCCTGCATCACGTTTCTGCCTATTTCGTTTATACTGTTCATTAGTGGCAGTGGGCCTGACGCTTCGCCGCCTGTCCTGCCCAGTGGTGAGCCGCTTGGACGAAAGACGCTGTAGTCGATGCCAATGCCGCCGCCGCTCATCAGACAGTCGCTTGCTCGTTGTACTAGCTTTCCCCATTCTTCTCGCGTGTCCTCTTCACCTTTGAGTAGATAGCAGTTGTTGTAGAACTTAGCCTGCCTACCTGCGTAGTATATGTAACGACCACCTGCCATGAACTTAAAAGAGTTCATAGCGTTGCGTAACACATCCATCTCTTCTTGCTCTAAGATGCCTGTACACACGTCACCGACAATGTCCTCAACCTTCTCAGCCCACGTCTGTGTTTCGTTCAAGGCGTACTTGTTACGGAAGATTGATTCACCAAAACTGTTTCTAAAATCGCTCATGCTGCATTCCTGTCTGATTCTTTAATGAAGACACCTGCGCCGTTCATAGAACCTCTACGGTCTTTGATGTCGTTGTATGCTACTTCTAGGCAGTCCGCTAACGTTGTGTCTGACATGACTGCTAAGTTGTTCAACACGACCATACAGTCGCCTATGTCGTCTTTGATGTCACGTCGTTTAGCAACGTTGTCAGCTAACTCGCCCATCTCACTAACTAGCTTTAGTGTCTGTGACTGCAGTGTGCCGTTGGAGAAGATTTTCCTTTCTCTGCTCCACTCAGTACACAGGTCTATTAACTTGTTAATCTTTACCATCACACTTGCTCCTCTATCAGTCTGTCCAAGTACCAACGTGCTTTGCGTAGGTCTTCTATGCCGTTCTTGTCTTTCCACCTGTGTAGGTACTTGATTAAATTTCCGTTTAAATAGCCTAAAAACTCTTCATTAGACAGTCGATCTGCAATGTAGTCTATACATTCAACTATGCCAGTGTTGTAGTGTTCTGGATTGTTGACAGTATCAAACATATTGTTTATCCCCGGCCAAGCTGTCTCAACATACTCCCCTTTTTCCTTGTCCCACGTTTCGTGTTTCTTGCTCTTTGTAGCACGCTCTTCAGCCTTGATAGCCTCGTTAACGCGCCTAGCCTCTGCTCTACGTTTCTTAATTACAGCATCCCACTCTTCAGCAGGCGACTTGTCAAGAAAGCTCATCTGTATCTCCTCCCAGACCTTCAACGATCTGATCTAGTTTATCTTCTATTTTGTCCTCAAAGCGTTCTACAAGCTCTGTGGAGTTTATGTCTAACACTTCCAACACAAGCACCTCATCAAGCATACTCAGTTGGTATTTAACGTCTTTGAATGTAAGACTCATTCTGCTTTCTCCCCAAACTTCTTACGCAGATAAGACATACTTATAGGCAGCTCGTCAAAGCTACCGTCGTTGACTTCGTTGAACACCCAGATTCCACGCCATGACTGGTTAGTCTGTGGCGACAGGTAGTCTTGGTCTTCTTGGTAGAAGATGCCTGCAAACAGTCCAGTCACTGAAACACCGTCAGCTCTGCGAGCGTAGGCGATGTCTCTGTCCTGCACGTGTCCCATCACACAGCTTACCATCTTCTTAGTCAACATTAGCTTAGCAGACGACACAGGACGACCCATAACACCAGAGGTGAAGTAGTGTGAGTAGGCAATGCCGTTAATCATCTTAACTTCTAAGAACGGCACTACTTCCCAACCCATCTTCTTCAGTCCTAAGTCTTCAAAGGACATCAGGCCTTCTAGCTCAGGGCTGTCGTTAACAGCACGTGTTATACGATTCTCGTGGTTGCCCAGTAGGAACACTAGCTTAGGACGCCACACCTTGTGCTTGTTAGTGCGCTGTCGTGCCTGCTCTTCACGTATAGGCGCTAAGAAAGCCTCCATAGCCTTCTTACCTGCTTCTACGTCCTGCTGATAGCGACGACCTTCAAAGGACTTCTTACCCTTGTCATAACTAGACAGGCTAGGAAAGTCCCAGTGGTCGCCAAGGTGGATTATAACATCAGGCTTCAGTGACACAGCATACTTCCCTGCCCACGTTAGATGCTCAATGTTAGAGTCTGGTTTGACCTGTGTATCAGGTATAACGAAGTGTCTCATTGCTTCTTCCTCGCTTTGCGTTCTGCGTTAGTTTTGCTTTGATGACACTCTAAGCACAGCACCTGCATTCCATCAGCCTCGCAGAAGAGACGCTTGGTAAACCCTGCAAGGTCTTTGTAGCTGCTTAGTTTGCCTGCAGGCTCTATATGGTCTACTTGTATTTCTTTGTTGGTAAACCATTTAAAACACTCTGCACACTGATACTCGTACTTGTGTCTACAGCCTGTCACTGTACGCTCTGCTGCCTTCTTAACCTGAAACTTCACAGGGTAGCGTGAGTAGGCTTGACGAAGCGCTGAGCGGATGAACTGCCAGTAGCGTGCTTCAGTCCAAGTCTTGCCTGCTCTAGTGCGTGGAACTAGTTGCTTGCCCATAGTGTCTGTCCTCCTTAGACCTCTCACGTGGTGGCATCCACATCTGACCTGCTCTACGACGCAGCCATAGCAGCCTAGCGTTCTCTAACGCCCTGTCGTAGCCTAGTTGGTCTTCACAGATGTCCCACATGTCAGTCTCTTTACGACAGCCGCCTATCAAGTCCTCAGCACCGCCTGCGCCTATACCGTCAACACCGATGATGTTGTCGATAGAGTCGCCTGTCAGTATCTGCTTGTAGAAGCTCTTCAAGCCTGCGTCAGTGCTAACAAAGTATTCTTCTCGCTTGACGAAGTTGTAATGCAGCCCCGCCACTTGGTCAAAGTCTTTGTCAATGCTGACCATGATAGGATGGTCGTTTAGGTAGGCAGTAGAAGCCGCCGTAGCTATCGCGTCGTCAGCCTCTTCACCTTCCACAACTACAGCGTCCCACATATCAACAGCGTAGTCACGCAAGACAGACAACAGTATAGGCTTGTCTTTGGTCTTGCGATTGCCTTTGTAAGGCGCTGTTACGGCAACTTCGTTGCGGAAGTTACCTTTGCCAGTGAGGTAGAAAATGTAGTTGTGGTCTGGGTAGAACACTAGAGTGTCTGCGATGAGCGAGTCTAAGGCGCGTCTAGCCTGTGCTAGTGCGGTGCTAAAGTTGGCCTGTGCGTCAGTCTCGCACGCACAAGCCACTCGATAGCAGTATATGTCGCCATCAATCAGAAGCATTATAG